GGAGCATATAAACCGGGAATCAGTCAAATATGGTTACAAAATCCATATATGGAAGATGACATAGTAGGCACCATAGTACTTGATCCAGTAGATGATAGATTATTGATATATGACATCGATCCAGATACATTACCACAAAATACATTGAATCCAGTAGATGCTGTGGTTAATCCTCAGTTGCAAGGACCAAATGCAGGTCTGCCCGGGCCAGTGAATGGGCGTAGATACTTGATCGTAGAAGATATAGGAATGGCAGGTACGACTACGACTGCTTGGGGTGATCTTGTGGCAGAAGCGAATGATATCATACAATATGACTCTACAACCGGTGATTGGTTTGTTAGTTTCGATGCCGGTGCATCGACTACTGTAGAGTATGTTACCAATCTAACTACTAATATCCAATATCGTTATGTAGAGCAAGAAGGTCAATGGATGAAATCGTATGAAGGTTGGTACGATCAGGGCGACTATAGTATTGTAATCTAAGCAATAGAGTGTTATACTCTAGATATGAAAAACACTTCGGCAGGTTTATTCTTTTACAGTAAAAATACGGGTAGATTCTTATATCTATTGCGTAATGATGCCAATCATAGTTGGGGCGTGCCGGGCGGTAAGGTAGAAGAAGATGAAACGTTGTTTGAAGGATTAGAACGCGAATGTGTAGAAGAGATTGGACATTTTCCAAAAGATGCCAAATTGATTCCTATACAGAAATTTGTCAATAAGACTTTCACTTATCACACATTTTTCTGTTCAGTAGATGATGAGTTCATTCCTGTATTGAATGATGAGCATATCGGCTATGCTTGGGTAGGTGAGAATCAACATCCTAAACCAATGCATCCCGGATTGTTTAGCACAATCAATATTGATATTGTGAAAGAAAAATTAAAAAATCTTACTGAAAATAAAAACGGGGCTTAAGCCCCGTTTTTACTGAGATGAATCATCTCTCATCACATAGCAAAAAGCATCTTTACTGCTTCGACACCGGTCGCACCTAAAACTGCGGCCGCTCCCATTAGCATCCATTTTATCTTTTCAATACCAGATATCTTTTCTGCTAACTCGTCATGAGATTTTTTATTACTCTCTTGAAATTCTTTGAGAATAATTTTAGTCTCATCCATGTTCCTGTCTAGGCAGTCATGCAAGTCTTTAACCTCGACTTTAATCTCGTCAATCTTCTCATCCAGATTTCTAAACTGGACTTGAAGTACCGCGATCTCAGTCTCGGCTTGTTCTACACGTTTAACTGCGCTTGCATTAGACATGATTTATTAAGCCTTATTAATAGTTACGATAGGATAAGGTTGTCCACCGTATGTATTAGCGGCATATGCAGTATTGAATGTCGAGAACGCAGGACTTGAATTGTTGATATTTGCTGTCTCATTAGGTAGAGCAGTAACACCCGAATTGGCAGTGAACAACTCAGCAGTATGATCGCTCAATGATTGAACATATACTGTTGATGTGTTTGCATATGTACCTTGGATATTGAAAGTATTTGGCAACAATGCTGTGTTTGCTACGTTTGCAGTATAGCAAGCGGCAGTCAAACCACTAGTTGAACCAGTGACTAGATACTTCTGCTTACCTTTCTGACGAACGATGAAACCTGCTTCTGGATTACCATAGATATATGCACCATCAGTTACGTTTGCTGTAGCATTGGCTGCAAATGTTGCGAATACAGCATTTGCATTTGCGATATCATCAATAGTACCAAGAATCACACCTGCGTCTGTGTACACGATTGTACCATCAGTCAATGTGTTTGCAAAGTCAGTACCGACACCATCTAAGTTTGGACTGTCGTCTGCACAAGTTATTGTGCCTTCACCAGTGATACCGATACATACACCAACTAATACTTGGTTACCATATAGTGCTGTGTTACCACCGACTACTGAATATGTGTTTGCTGAACCATCTGGGTTGTTGAAATATGCATCTACTAAACCAACTGTTGCTGACACTGTAACAGGGCCCGCACCCGATAAATTAACCGGTGTGTATGTTGGATTTGCTGATAATTCTGTTGCTGATACTGTGAAAGTAGTTGCTGACAATATTTGCAGTATCCAGTAAGTTGTACCTGCAACTAAGCCACCGATATTGCTTGCTGGAATGAATGGCATACCTGCAATGATACCTAGATTAGTTAAGTTTGATGATGTAGTGACTACTTCTGTTGAGGCATTAGTAGCAGTTAAAACTATGACTGCTTGAGCCTTTGCGATTTTTAATGGACGTCCCATTTGTTTTCTCCTGTTGATTGCGAGTTCTAGTCGCTACGCAGTGGGTACTGCATAAACTCTCACTATGAGAGTGTACAAACTATTTATCTTTTTTGCGTAATTTTATGATCCTGATGTACCTGTATCAGCGTGTGGCATACCAAGTTCAGTGATACTAAATTCACTACCAGCACCGCCACCAGTTGTTAGAAACGCTACTACATTTCCTTGACCGCAATAAACGCTATTATAACTATCATTAGCAGAAAAAATTGCTGACTGTTGTGTAGCAATTGCGTAAGGAACACCTGCATTATTGAAAGTGTATGCAACATTTGATAGTGCTACTCCTGCATTAGCAGTAAGCGTTAAACTAGTAGCGTTTGCAATACTTGATATGATTCCAACTGTTGTTCCAGTTGTGTTACCTATCCAACCACCTACTTCAAGTTGAGTGTCAAATGCTGTTCCAACTCCAGTTACTGTTGCACTGTTAGTTGCTGCCGTTGCTGTACCAGTACCAGCTACTCTAGGGTAACCGGTAACCGCGTGAATACCTACACCCGTAGTTGATATTCTAATCTTGTCTGTAGCAATATTAGCTGATTGCTGTGATACTAAATTACCTGTATATACGTATGATGCCATTTTCGTTATCCTATTTTGTATTTATTTTTAAATTCTTCCAACCATTACTTCGACAAAACCGTCGCCGTCGTCAACTTTATTTTCTATCGCTTTACCTATAACTGTACCTATCTTAGGAGTGCCTGTAACAACTTTAGCCAATCCATTTCCTGCACTAACAAGCATATCACCTTTACTTACTTTGCCGATAACTTTGACCGGTATGCGGCCTACCAAGGCTAAAATGACGGGGAACTGAGTTCGTAAGTCACCGTTCATCACATAAGAAGGGTTAGTAGAAACTACCCCTGCTAATTTGTTAGTTTCTATGCCGGCAATTGTAACTTCTTTTTCACCACCGAACTCTAATACAGTACCGGGTAGATATGCTTTGTCAGCAGAATAATATTCTGCAAGGTCAGCATAAGTCGCTGTCAATCTTGAGCCTGAAGTTAAAGTCCAGTTACCAGTGATAGTACCTGCTGTTGTGTTACCTCCAGTAGTGATCGCGGTTGTTACTGTTGTTTGTAAATTAGCATTACCAACAATTGTTAATTGATTTGTATTATAGTTCCATGTGAAGTTGCTGTCTCCGGCAAAATCTGTACCTGAATTATACTGTACGCTATATGTTGTTCCTGCTACCAATCCACCATTTGCTGTTACAGTATTGAATATCACAATACCTGAGTCTGTAGGATACACTCCATATCCTGAAGTATTTTCACCAGAAACTAATCCTGAATCAGTATATAAATCATATAGTTGTAGATTGCCGGGCACTGTCTTTAGGAAGAAGACGTTACCATTTAAATTAGTTGCAAAACCACCTGCACCTGTTATACCATTGATCGTGACTTCAACACCTTGTGCGAATGGATATGGTTGTGATAGAGTAATTCTACCAGGATTAGCGGCACTGATTGTTTCTATATTTTGTGCTACTATTCCTTTTGGAGACCATGATAATCCACCGGATCCATCAGTAGTTAATACATAACCTATAGCACCGCCTTCAATAGATACGTTTGTGACGTTGCCTAGATTTACAAATCCGCCATTTACCCAATTATTACCATCATATACTAACACTTGACCATTGGCTAGTGTAGATGAATCAATGGATATATTACCATTCACACCTTCTATCTGATCGAACGATATCTCACTATATGCAGTAAGAACTTCGATGTTTTCAATGTTGCCGGTGGTTTTGCCTATGAACAGTCGTCTTTCATCGGTAGCGAAACCAAACTCGGCCTCGTCTAATTGTGGGAGATCAACGAGATCACCCGCGCGTTGTTGTATTTTTGAAATTTGTATAATAGACATAGTTGTACATGTACCAAGTAGTACAACTATTTATGCTATTATGTTACAAGAACTGCGTATAATATTTGTCTAGTCTAGTATACCATAGATCAGTATACTTGTCAAAATCAGCACCCTCTATTATGAATTCTTGATATTCATTTGCGGCTGAACACATGAAAATAACGCCCTTACGTATTTTAGTGCCCCAGACTTCATTGTGTGCTGTTGCATAGGCCGCAGTCTGCACAAAATAGTCTTCGATCCACTCACGCTTCTTGGGCTTGTTCGTCTGCTTGTGGTCCATTATCGCTTCTTGACCACCATGGACACCTACTAAGTCTGTGGTCCCTGCATAAACTTCAGGAAAGTATAAAGATACTTCCGTGCCCCAGAACTCGGTGCAGTTGGATAGTCCTTTAGATATGATTGAATGTGCCATCTGATGGCTTTGGATACTGTATGGATTGCTACCGGGCTCACCTGTGACTCCTGTCTTTACATAGTTCTCAAGCCACTTGTGCATTCGTGTTCCACGACCAGCGGCTTCAGTAGTGATCTGTTGAGCCTTCTCAGGTCCAACACGCTTGCGCCACTCATGTAACGCTTTCTTGCTCTCTTCAGATTTTGTAGCATCTAAGATAGTTGTCACGCTAGGAACAGCATGACCATCGGGAGTCATATATTTTCTTGAGCCGTTAATGGTCTCGCGTTTTAACTCTTTATATGGGAATTTATCAGGTGTATAAATCAAACTCTAAAACTCTCTCCGCATCCACAGCGGTCTTTTTCATTAGGGTTGATGAATTCAAAGCCTTCATTCAACCCTTGTCTTTTATAGTCTATGGTCATTCCTGTTAGATAAACAAATGATTTTGGATCGATAAACACTTTAAATTCTTCATAATCAATAACATGATCATGTTCAACGTGGTTATCCACAAACTCTAATACGTAAGCAAGTCCAGAACATCCTGTAGTCTTGACACCAATTTTGATGCCTAGACCTTGACCACGTTTATTGAGATGGTGTTTAATTTTTGTTTTTGCTATCTCAGTCAAAACAATCATTTGTATATTATACTTGATAAAAAGTTAATTACAAGTTATTTGGTCATTGCTGACTTAGCCATCTTTGCGACGACTTCTTTACTTTGCTCAGGAGGAGGGGCTTCGGCTTGTGCTGGTTGTTGTGGCTCTAAGCCTTTGAATACTACTGTGTCACCTTCTATGTTACTCACTACATTTTTTAGTGGTTTATTTTGAATCATAGAATATAGATCGTTAGTTGAAAAAGTAAGATCAAACTTCCTAAAATAGGTCAATAGTTTATCTACTGTCCAGTTGTCTGTAATCTGCTGGTTTTCCAATGCGGTTTTAAGTTGATCGGTAGCGGCGATCAACTTAACTAACTTCGGATCATTGACGAATTCATAGAGGTACATTTTACCTCAACTCGCGACCAACTCCGCCTGCTGGTTCTGTTTCTGGTTCTTCTTCTGGTGCAATCTCTGCATCCATTTCAGCACCGGCAACTTCTTCACCGCCGGGGGTAGATGTAGCCGCAACGTCAGTAACAGCCATTTCTTCACCGCCTGTTGGAGGTGCACCTAATGCTTCAGGGCTACCAACACCAGTCAATGCATTCATAGCATTTTGCATTTCAGATTTGCTCTGACTCAATGTTTGATTCAATGTAGTTAACGCGGTGCTTGCTGCCTGATTGAATGCACCTGATTCGTTGACACCGATCTCTGATTGAATGCTGTCTGTCAATGCAGGTAGTTCTTTGACTAACATATCATTGACTTCTTCAATCATTTTCTGAAGGCTGTCGAGCATATCTTGTGCTGCCAAGATAACCTGTGATTTTTCTACCTGCTCGTTTTCAACAACGATTCTAGCAGATTTAGTATTTTTATAATGCTCTGTCAATGCTTGAGCCATGAATACTAATTTCATGTATGAAGGATGCGTGTGGTTCTTGTAGAAATCAGGACTTGATTTTGCTTCCTTGATCAGTCCAACTACCTTCTCTAGCATAGTTTTAGCCTGTGCGCGATTCAGTCTTGATGTATCAAAACTGAAACCGAAGTTGGCCTTAAGAGCCTGTGACGCTGTGTGTGTTTTGTCTAGTTCGTTGAGTCTCATGGTTAATTCCCATATTAATAGATATATTTATCAGTAATCAATACTTTTCGTCTTGATATTCCTGATACTTTTTAGTCTGCAAATGCATAGAAAGTGAGGTGTAGCCCTGAATCTCTTTTAACGCATTTTTTCTCCTGAGTTTTTCCTCTTCTAGTTTTGCTAGATAAATGAACTTATCAGGAATTTCCCTTTTATTCATCAATTTTTTATGCTGTGCTATAGCGACATCTAATGCCCCTATAATCTGGTCTAATTCTCTTAGTCTTTTTGTCTCTTTACATTTCTTATTCTTCTCAAATACGCAATGAGTCACTGCATATTTAAGGCTAGAAAACTCATATTCAGGGGCATACGGATCATTGATAGTTACTATCTTAAATATTCCGTCCTCTTTAGGAACAATGATATATGTTCCAAACAGGTTATAACTCCCGTCATACTCCTTGACGATAAAGATATCCTTTATCTTTTTGGCTAGATAAGACTTATTCATATTCATATTTAACAAAATAAATGTTCCTTTTTTCCAAAGTTATATCTAACCTATCTCCTGTATTGTGCCATTGACTATCACATTGAATCATAGGTACTTCTGAACAGTCTTTATATAAAGACCCTAGATCACTGACCCCATCTTCAAATACACTTTGATGTTGCACCTCAAACACGAATTTCCATACAGGAACAGTTTTCTTATCTGTAAGCATAGTACCGAAATAATGCTCCTTACTAAAGTCTATTTCTAACCGTATAGGATCTTCAATGATATCGGGCTGTGCGCGTAATGATATGACTTGCAATATAGTATCGAAATTGCATTGTGTGTTACGTTTTCTATACCATGCATTTGTATCTGTTATATCATCACCCGGTCTAGCACGATTCAATACTCCTGTCTTTGTGATATCGAATAGTGTGTAGCAGGTAATCCTGTGCATGTCTTTATTTAAGGCAAAAAAAAGACCCGAGAATAAATCTCGGGCCCTTTATGCTTCAACTTAAACTAATGATTAGTTAGTGAAAGTTGCTGAGGCTGATACAGTTACAGCATTTGCCCAAGCGGGACCTGTAGCTGATTCTAATGCAGTTACTAGGGTAGCAGTTGTCCATGCACCTGTTGGGTATACAGCGAATGCTAATGTGTCGTTAGATGCGTCTGTGTATTCATAGATGTAGATAGTTGCTAACTGCTGAATTGTTTGAACTGCTGAGTTAACTTGAGTAGTTGTCAAAGCACCGTTTGCAGTTGCAGTGAAGAAGTCCAACTTTGGACCTTGTGGCTGAACTGTTAATGCTGAAGAAACTGCGTTAACGCCTGTGTTTGTGTAATCTGGCTGATCTAACCATAATACTGGTTTTAGGTCGCCATTAACTCTTGTAAATTGTGCCATTTTAAAATCTCCTAATGTTGTGAGACCTACTGTCTCATACAATTATTTATGCCTGGCACAAAAAAATGCTGGTTTGGCTAGCGTTGGCCAGCCAAATTTTGGCGGCTAAAGCCCATTCTATCTACAAATTTCAAGCCATTTGACACAAAACCTTCTTGGCTTTGCTGGCCACTCTGTAGATAGCCCTTGACTGGACTTTGCTCTGCTTGCTTTGCTAGTTGTTCGACTACTTGATTCTTGAGGTTATATACAGCGACCCATATATTGAACAGACCTTCTATGCCTGCTTTGTTGGCATTGATATGATCTGATAACTTCTGTTTCATGCTAGGAGTCATAGGGCGGCTCTCAAAGTAGTCCATGAAGTCGCTTGCTAGATTGCTTAGATCACCCGATACGATCTTTTTATTGATATACGTTGTGAACAATTGATTAAATGTATTACGTGCTTGCGGAGCCTGCATCAATTTCTTTACTGCATTTCCATATTGCTTTACAGCAGACTTAGCATTATTGACTAGCCCTTGATCTAGTTTCACTGAAGGGACTATAGGCATAGCACTAGGAATTATAGCGACATCGCTATTGTTCTTTAACTGACCTATGCTACCGTTCAACGGAGTTGATTCATCAGTAGTAGCGGCATCAGCAGGAATAAATTGATGCACCGCGATACCAGCAGTCTTGCCTGTGATGAGTTTACCTATCTCGCTATCAGCATCTACTGTATATGCTATACCGTTAGGATTCGCTTTAAATTTATACAAACCGTTTTGTTCTTTAAGCGGTTGCCCGAATAACATGTCGCCCCAGTAGTAGCCCTGAGTTCCTTCACTTGCCTTCTGTAGACCGGCCCAAATGTTTGTAATGATATTATTAAGTTCACCACGGTCAACCCCCCTCGCTCTATCGTACTCTATGAATTGTTCTGGGCTGTATACTTTTCTTCCTGACAGGTCCTTCTTATTGAACATATGCTTATCCATGATGCTGAATTTTCTATCAGGACCATGGCCAAATATTAATGCGGGATATCCGTCCCACTTAATAGTGATTGTTTTAGGATTCTTAGCAGTAGCAAGTATCGAACTGATAGCCTGATTTGCACCTGCAACATCTGACAATATTACTAGGTCTTCAGGGTGATCTAAGTGGCCTTTGCCCTCACGCAATAGTCTAGCATCTTCGTCAAATTGACGAAATCTTTCTTTCATATGTTGAAAGAATTCCGGTTCGTTCTTAAACTTCATTTTATTTGTCTTGTTTTCTACCTTGATCTGAAACAGCCCATGCAATATTTGCTATATCAGTCAAATCTTTATTAAGAGTTCCTGCCTTATAACTTTGCGGCATGCGCTTTAATATATCATCTACTTGTTGTTGTGAAGATCCAAAACTTATTCCTCTCAAGAAACCTTTCATGAAATTATCACGCAACCATGAACCAATGCTGGGCTTACCTGTTCCCGCTGCCGGTGCACCGGCTGCGGCTGGTTGAGCACCTGCGGCTGGTGCGGCTGCTGGTTGACCTGGGCGCTTAAACACTCCCTTGATCTTATCCATGATACCTTCATCAGTTTTCAAGAATCTATCTCTATCTTCTCTTTCTTTTCTCTTCTTAGCAAGCAGACCTTGGATACGGTTAACTGCTAATTCAGGATCATATCCTGCTTTCTTTAATGCATTTCTAAACTTCTCAGAAGAATGCATTTTATGATATATCTCCGTGAGTCTATCTTCACCTATACTCTCTTGTATAGTCTTCTGCTTATTGCCTTTAGCATACTGACCCATGAACTGCTGATGTAAGTTCTTAACATCATAACCTGCATTATTTGCTTTAAGAATTTTATCACCTACTCTTATTAGATAATCTTTATTAAGACTTACTTTACCTAAATCGGCGGCGATCTCTTTTGCCATCTTGCTTTCAGGAGGAAGAGGTTTAGTTCCGGCTGGCTGTAACTTTCTCATCGCGCTAACGATCTTATCTACATTAACGTCAATTTCTGGTTTTGCCGCACCTTGCTTTTGACCAGTTGCGATTGCGGCGTCGCCAGGAGCCTTGACTTTTGCACCAGGTGCTGCCGGAGCCGGGTTGGGCTTTCCAGTTTGCGGGTCATAACCATTCGGTGCGGCTGCGATCCTGGCTTGTGTGGCTGCATTAGGGCTAGCAGGTGCGCCACCTGCTGCCGGCGCCGCACCTGGTGTCTGACCTGCGGCTGCTGGTTGTGCTCCTGCACCGCCTGCTCCAGCACCTGCCGCACCTGCTTGTCCAGCACCGGCTGCGCCGCCCGGGGTGCCCAAATCTGAAGAAGTAGTATCAACTAAACCTTGCTGTATGGCTGTGTTTAATGCATTTGCACCTCTAGAAACAAACTTCTTAATAAAGATGTCCTGTGCTAACTGGTCTTCTGGGCTTAAACCAGACTTCTTGGCTCTTGCCATAGCACTACCCACGCCTTGTGTGTTAGTTGGCTGTGCTATCGCGCTGGCTGCTTGTCCTGCTTTTCCTAACATGTTTTGAAACATGTTTAATTCATTGATCTTCATCTTTCTTCCTCAGTGATTTAGCGAATCGATGCGCATCCTTACCCTTGATAGCACTTAATAGTTTCTTTTCAAGGATTTCCGCTTTTTCTGGAGAATATTGTCGGTTCATCAATTCAATCAGATTGATGGCGCTAGTGATGACATTATGAGCCCTGCTCTCAATTACATGGTTCATGTCGCGGTTATTACCGATAATTTCCAGTTCTTCTAAAAGGCTACGTGTACGCTTTTGCATATATTATTCCTTAAAGTATTTATCTGGAAACGGATGTTTTATTTCTTAAGTGAAGCCAATAAACTCTTGAGTTTTGCGCTCTGTACGTCGGGTACGACCTTGCTAGACTCAGGGGTTATCTCCCCTGTTATAGGGTCAGTTTTTTCAATAACTGTGCTTGCTCCCACTTCGCTTGTAGCCTTGATTTTAGCCAGTAACTGAGTTCCTGAGGGTTGTGCCTTGTATGATTCATCGGTACCATCGTCTGTGATACGCAATGTTTCTACATCGAATTTAAGTTCAATCTTCTGACCTACGCCTGAACTGCTACGTGTCTTCATCAATTGAATCTGATAAAGTCCACGCTCACGCATACTACGGCTAGTAAAGATACCAAACACATTGTCCGCAGTATTAATCTTCGAAATACCACCTGAGATATGACTGTGATCAAATTCAATCTCTTCAACTGCGCTACGATTCAACTGACTTGCTGTGACAAATAGTACATTCAGTTCCTTTGCTAGATTACGCAATTCTTCTGACACATACTTGTCTTTAACAAACAAGTCACTAGGGCTAACTTTTGCGCTGACAGGCATGATCAAATCAAGATAGTCAATACACAAGAAATCCACACGAACACCTGTTTGAATCTGCAATTCCTTAACATATGCTCTAATATCGTTAACATTACTTTGTGCCGGCATATACTTGATTCGTAGATGACCTGCTTTCTTTGCAACCATCTTGACCTTCATCTCAACATTATCAATGTCTTTGAAAATCTCACGGCTGCTTGTGTCAGTCATCATACTATCGATACGCATTGAACATAGACCTTCACTCAATTCAAGTGTGATATACACACCACTGAGACCTGCTTGTGCCCAATTCACTGCCAAGTTCTGCATGATCAAACTCTTACCTGAACCTGAACCACCTGCAAAGATTTGTAGTTCACCGCGATTGAAGCCACCATATAACTTTTGATCAAGAACTGGCCAGCCTGTGCTGTTCTGACCGTTATTACTTTTCAATGCCATCAATCTCGCTCTAGGATCAGCAAAGTAATCAGTACCCATATCTTTCTGTAGAGAAATCTGAACTGCATCTTTGATCAGTTTCTCTACAGGTTCATACTCACCCTTCTCTAGCAAATCTGCCGATTTAAGGATAGCCCTCTCAAGTGCTTGTCGTTTCGTGAACGATTCGAATTCTTCTAGGAACCAGTCATAATGACCTTCATCTAATTCATCTAGCCTATCAACAGATACGTCAGTCGTTGCCTTGATCTGTATAGGTTCAGGCATGACGTTATATTTTTTAGTATGTTCTATGATGAATTCAGCGACTGGTCTCAATCTACGATCAAAGTGTTCTGCATTCATGATGTTCATGACACGGGTATATAACTCTGCGTTCGTTACCATCATTCTTAAAAACAATGTCTGTACATCAATGTTGAAGTCGTTTATCAAGTTGTTTCCTCTTAATCTCTAATTTTATTTTGCTATTAGTCGCTGATTGCAAGATACTTAGCAATGTAGCGAGTTTGCCATATTTTATTACTGCATCATTTACGTCTTTGATTCCAGTTTCCCAACTAGGAATACTTACATAGAAACCCAGTTCTAATGCACGATTGATAACGTCCATACCACTTTTGTCCTGATCTGGTACAACGATTATCTTTTTATTCAGTTGTTTTAATAATTCTGCTTGTTCTTCACTGATGCCGTTAGTAGTCAACGCACAGCCATCTATGCTCAATGCATCGAATATACCTTCAGTCACGACACATGCTTGCCACTCTGGTTTCTGTAAATCGTAACCAAACAAATATCCAGGTTGTTGCTCACTAATGAATTTAGGTTTACGATCATCTAAGTATCTACTAGTGTGTCCTACTACCTTGTTTTCAAACGTGAAAGGTATGATGATTCGATTCGCTTGACGACCTTCTTCATCAGGAGTACACATGTAGGGGAACCTACTGATATCTACTTTACGTTTAGTTAGATACTCTATAAAGACTTCGTGTTTAGGATTGTTTGTGTCTATCAATTCAGCATCAGGCAAATTCATCTCTTTGAATTTTACCTTTTTCTTTTCTTTTTTTACCTTTACAAAATCTAACAAATCTTTGTGTTGTAAACTCTCAAAACTATATTTGTTGATATCGTCAATGTCCATACCACACCAAGCCAACAATTGCTTTGTATTCTTAGTGAGTGGTTTGCCTAGCGTGAACCCAGATTTAAATCCGCAGTTAAAACAATGATAACTCCAGTTGTCGGCATCGCTGAATTTGATACCACCGCGTCCGCGACGGTCAACGCTATGCCCGCGATAGTGGCAGCACACAGCGTTGAAACTGTGCCAGCCGCTTTGCGTTAGTTTTTTCTTACCAGGAATGACTTGAAGTATATCAAACACATTATAATTATATCACCTTGCTACGTAAAAACAAAGTGTATCGGCAACTTATCTTGCCAAAATGTTTGATACTATTCCGGTATTACTTGTGAATACCATTCTTATGAATGGGTGAAATCCATGTATCGTGTACCCTACAGTCTCAGTAGTTTCT